GATTACAATTCCTTCATGTGGTACTTTAGTTCCTTCAATGAAATTGTTGAACACATATTGGTCTTGAATTTCTTGTGACCATGACCCAATATATAAAACGGGAACATGAGGTAAATCTAATATGTTAAATACATGTTCCGTATAAAATACATTTTCATAACGTCCATCAATAACCACATCAAAACCAGCAAATTCAATATCTTTTAAACCATAATCATAGTTCTTTTGGATTCCTGCTCCATAGATTTCTCCGTAAATAATAATACCTTCACCAATCATTGCAGTACCCTGCTCTTTTGCAAGCCCCCAAAGTCTATTCTTAATATTAAGTTTCTCAGCAACAGTTCTCCAAACATCAGTATCGTAGAACCCTTGTGAATCAGATCCTTTCTCTACGTTGTGTGAACCATAAACATATTCATATCCGGCCCATTCATTACCAAAGAACTTTTTCACCTTATCCCAGATCGACAACTTAGACTTCTTAACAATACCATAACGAGCATTTGTGCCATGGAGTTTACGAGTGATTTGTACATTGTCTTCCTCTGTAAACATACCAGCTACGTTTTTCAAGTTAGGGAACTTGTAATAGATTCCAAAGTTTGGATTATCTTGATAACGGATCTTTCTACCTGAAGCTAATTGTACTTGGCGTGTAGGTGGTTCGTATTTAAATACACCTAACTTCTCCATTAAATCCTCACCTTCATCCCAGTAATAACCAATACCAGTTGCATATTGTTCTTTCATTTGAGGTAAGCTATCTAATGAAACAATCAAACATTCAGAATAAACACCACGTAACTTAACTGTTCTTACACGTTGACCTTTACGTAAATAATTGGTTACACCAATTTCATCTGATATCTCTAAAGGAACAACTGCATCTGTAGTCATAACTACAACTAGTTCACCTACGGTTTGTGCTCCTTTTTTAATGATAGCATTCCATCCACCTACTACTACTTGTTCAATATTATCAGCACCTTCAATTACTTTAATTTCTGTTACTCTTCCTACGTAACAAACACTGTTTTGATTTTTCATAACTTTTTATTTGGGTGAATATACGAAATTTCTTTCAGAAATCCAAATTTATTTTTTCCTTTTTTTTCGGTTGTAATGGTTATATTCAACAGCTCCAACTCCAATAGCAATTAATATTACTATAATAAGTGGTATCCATAGTGGAGATGTAACCCACCACCATGACCAATACTGCACTGGTCCAATTTCAGCTAGCTTTAATGTTAGGAATATAAGGAAGAGTATTCCTCCTAATCCTAATCCTTCGTTTGTTTGTTTTTCTTTCATAATTTTAATTATAATTCGGGATAATCTGAAAATTTTAATCCATACTTTAAGGAAAACCATTGCATCTCACGTTCAGCCATTATAGCAGGTGTGCGGAATGTTTTTTGTAGGTATTTCTTACCCCACAATTGCCATTCTTCATTTTGAGCCATTGTCATAGTCCATTGAGTATACCAATCATCTTGACGACCTTTAATATCATCAAAGGTTACTTCATGGCCTGCAATACGAAACATCTCATTGATTAGATCTTCAACGGATTTTTCCATTTTTTGTTCTCTATTTAATCTCTTCGCCATTTATCTTACTATTAAATAATTGTTTTGCTTCCTCAATATCTTCTTCATTGAATAGGTTGCTAATAATAAAATCGGCTTCCTCTAATGTACATTTGTTCTCAATCACATCAACATAGGTTTCTAAATCAACACCTAATGTTTGAGCAAATGCATCATCTATCATTTCAAATAATCCTATCATCTTATTTTTCAATTATTACTTGGAAATTCTTTGTTGATTTGTCAATCAAACGCTTTACATATAAATCTGCTTCTTGATCTGTATCAAAATAATTCGTATAACAATCTTTGTAACCTAAAAATACTGTTACTCTAGGTCTGATGGTTACTTTTTTATTTACTAAATCTACTTTGTATGATTTGTAATCATCAAAATATGAAGTAGCTCTTCTATAATCATCATCTTCATACTCCCAACCTGCTGGTTTTCCTTTTGTTTGACCAATTGGAATCCCTAAAAAATATCTAGGTTGAGGTTTAACTTCATCACACCATTTATAACCACTTTTTTCCTCTAATTTATAGGAAATTGATGATACTTTGTCTAAATCGAAATAATATTTAATCATAATTTATTTATTTACTGTTATTGTTTTTTTCATATCCTCTATTGTCCACTGAGCACCTGGTTCTTTATCTTTAATTTTCTGAATCCATTGTTTTACTTCTTCCCAGTAAATCCCAAATGTAAAATCCTGATACCTTGGAAGTACATGCATGATAATCTCATCAACGGCAATCAAAGCACATTGTATTGCCTCATTGTATCTTGATTCACAACTATTAATTCCACTACTCAATTCACCATTATTTGGTAACGTGTAATAGTATCTATTAACTAAATTATTTGCTTTTTCTCTAGGATCTATCATTATCTTATTTATTAAGTAATTCTTCTAATGTGCGAGGTGTATAATCTACTCGCTCACATGAAACACAAATATATCTTTCATCTGGTATTGGGTTTACTTTATAACCATATTCATATATATCTTTTGTCACTACTTTATCATGAATATGTCCATGTATATTTTTTGGAAATCGATAATCAAGCTCCATTGGATGTATAGGACAATGTGTTAATATTATACCTTTGTATTGTACCATTCCAGCTACACTATCAACATGTTTAAGTAATGCCTCAACATCTTGTCGACGATCGTGGTTTCCCATTACTACGTGTTTTCGTCCATTTAATTTATCCAACAAGGCATAAGGTGACTTCTTTTCCATTGTGACATCACCTAAGATATAGGTAACATCTCGTTTACTTACAACATCATTCCATTTAGCAATAATATGTTCATCATGTTCCTCTACACTAGAGAATCCACGTCGCGTAGCCATGTTTTGGTGGGATAGATGTAAGTCTGCTATAAACCTTACTATACTCATTGTTTTTGTTATTTAAAGGTTTGTAATTACTGATTTGAAAATTTATTTAATACTTCCTCAACACTCATTTGTTCAAATTGAGCATCATATTTTTTGTAAAATATCTCTTCATTTCTGTAAGTATTCAATTGAAATTGAACATAACTACCTGATTCGAATTTAACTTCAAGTACATCAAATGTTCCACTATATCTGCTGTATTCTTGTTTTATTTCAACTGTTGCATTTGGATATAATGCTTTATATTTTTTAGTAATTTCAAGTTTCAATGCATTTTTCTTAACGTATAACTCATAATTTTCTACTTGACGAGCATTGTGTTGAGTTAATTTCTCTAACAATGTAGCTGGTTTAAGGTAACGATATTGATCTTGAATTGCAATACATTGAACTTTATCTTTCTCTATATCAATTGGGAATTCTTTTTGTTCAAGATTACCATTATAAAATGAGAAACCTTTAAGACGAAGATCACCTTCATATGTTTCATATGTAACTTCAGTTTCAAAACGATTGTTTCTATAATCACTACCTAATGATACTTCTCTAGTTTCGGTTTTAATTTTAAATTTATTTACAAAATTAACATCCTTAACAAAACCATTATCAAGCAACAATTGCTCAAGACGCTCATTTTGATTTTTATAATACAAAGCATTTTTTGCACAACGCTCTTTGTACTCAGCAATCATTTGCTCTTGCTCTTCAGTAAATAATACACCTGCAAATAAATCTAATTGTTGTCCTACATTTTTCATAACTCTTATTTTTGGTTTTTAATTGTTTCTCGCATCAATCTTACCCTATAAATCTACGAAGGGGCATTCGCCCCTCCAAATTTTTGATATGACGCTTTCAATCATTCTTCCTCATCACCAAACATTCCGTCCCACATTTCATCACTGATCCCTGTTAACATCAGCTCTCTCTGCTCACTTGTTAAATATGGAAATGAGTCTTGAATTAATGCTCCATCTTCATAAGCAGATAAATCAATAACTTTAACATCAAAATAATGAGGATTATTAAAAATATCATTTACTTGAATTGTAACCCATTCATCTCCTGGGTGATAGTCGTGTATAATGTACTCTTTCATATTATTTTTAAATTTCTGAATCCCAACTTGTAACTATAAACTCAAGTTCTAGTCTTATAATTTTAGTTTTATCTTCATCACAATATGCTTTAGCTTTAAATCCACCTGTAGCATTTAAAATTGGTACTTCATGATGAGTATCCTTCCAAGCACCCAATCTACTTGCCGCTGCACCTCGCAATAAACGTTCTGCTGTTTTTCGTAAATCATATATTGATGGTATTTCTTCTCTCCATCGCCAATCCAAAGCATCCATTGCTTCATATACTTTATCAAATTCAAACTCACCCATGATATCTTTAATCATATCATCAACATCCTTTTCTTTTGGTTGTTCAAGGACTTTATTGATTAAGTCTCGTAGGTTTAGTAATTCGTCTTTACTTAAATTCTGTAGATTCATAACTTATTTGTATTGGCTAAGTGTGTAAATTAATTCCGCTACTTCATCTGAAGTTCGGCGAGGCATTATCTCTGAATCACCACCTGGGATTTCAATCCAATCACCTTCTTGATGATACATCCAATTCCCATTTGGGTGAAAAGCAGCAACCTCAGCTGTTGTTTCTCCACTATCACTGTAAGTGTATTTACCAAACATTACACTAATAGTACAACCATTAGCAAATGTTATTTGGAAACCATCATGGTTTATATCTTTCTCTACGTGTGTTGAAAAGGCTTTACTCATTGATTTGATTTTGATTAATTAATAAAAAAACAATTCCTAATATAACTAAAAACATCATAACTTTTATTTTGAAAGATTATTTTTTATTTGAATTTCGTTTTCTAATACACTACACACATCACTAATCACTTCATATAAATGATTTACTAATTCTTTAGCATTATCACTGTCTGGTAGTAGTTCATTTACTAAAGTATCTAAATTATCTGTTACTATCTCCAATGTAGTTTGGATACGTTTTACATCACTTTTACTCATAACTTTTATTATTTACTAATTTTTAACATTGTACCCATTGGTTTAACTGTGAAACCATTATCCTTTAAAAACCCTGATATAGTTGTTTTCATTCCCGGAGCAGGTACAATTAAGTTAGGTGAACTTGATCTGAATTGGTACATATGACCTGGTGTTGAGTCTGGTAATGAATTTCCATCTACTAATCCAAACTTACTTAATAATTCAATTGCTTCTTTTAACATAACTTTTATTTTTAATTTATTTTAAAATTCCTGTAACTTGGTTAAGTGCTTCATCGTAACTCATTTGTTCAATAAACACATAGTAACCTGTTGTATTGGGAGCAGCCCAACCCTCGAAAGCTTCGTTCAACATATTGTGGTAAGCATCTTTGATACCGTTCCAATAGTTTCTGTAATCTCTATCGCCTTGTGCATTATTGATCTTCTCAACTGCCTCAGCATACTTTTGAATTAAATAATCAACATTTGAAATCATAACCTTTATTTTTAATTAATATTTCCTTATCAATCTTACCTTGTAAATGTACGAACAGGATTTCAGGAATCCAAATTTTTCATTAATCTTTGTGCAATCCTTCTAAAGCATTCATTGTGCGTTGAGAAGCTTCTTGTCTTTTAGTTTCAAAATCCTCATCATTAACGATAATTTTATTATACCACTCACCTGAGGGATTTAGAGTAATAGAAACATTTCCAAATTGTTTTAATATATTATTTTTATACTCCCTAAAGTCTCTCTCAACAAATTCACTATTTAAATTTAATTGAAGTAAACTATTAGTAGGCAAAGGTAAATTAACATTTAACTGGTTTATACCAGGGATATTAACAGGGGTTGCTAATAATTTTAAATGATCTAAAGTTAAGTTTGATATATTCACTAGAGTTTTAATTTGAATGATCTAATTTCCTCATCGATTTTATTAGCTGATGCAAGTAAACCCTCAGCAAAATCTAATTGGGAAGAAATAATTTGAATTCGTTCTTCATTTTGACTACGTGTGTAAGCCATTTTCATTTCTTTAAGAATTTGAATTCTATCTAACAGTAATTGGTAAACTATTTGTTCTTTTTCCATGTTTATTTATATTTATTTATTTTAAAATTCTTCACCAAGTATAAAGCGAATTGGAAATGTTACTAACCGTATTGCAAAAAATGCAACTTTCATAGCTAAAACTATTACAAAAAATACAGCAGCAATAAATCCTACAATTCCTAATACCACTAAAAACAATGTTAACAACGCATTAATCATAACCTTTATTTTTTTAATCTTACCCTATAAATGTACGAAGGGGCTTTCGCCCCTCCAAACATTTTATGTAGAAATTTTTAATACTTTTATTTTCCATTTTAAAATCTTGCTAATGGGTCTACTTTTGGAGCACCTCCATCTGTTTCGCCTCGTGAATTAAATGTTTTTTCTTCAGGGGTAACTTCAACTAGTACTCCGTTGATTTTGAATGAGCCGCCTTGTTTAAGTAGTTTTTTGAACAATATTTCGTGATTCGGATTCCATCCTTCACTAGCGTCAATAACTGTTTTCTTGTCTACTACTACACCATCAAATTTGATGATGATTCCTTTTCTAATTGATTGTGGTGTTATCATTTTTGTTTTTTTAATATGTAAAATCCGCCTTCTATAACATTATATCCAAATTCTAGATTATTATCGATTAGATATTTCATTACAGTGTCTTTTTCTTCCTCGGTAAGGTTTGTGCAGTTGTATTTTTGAGCATCTCTTAAATCATCAATTGCTGTTTCTCTTCCATACTTTTCACCACGTTCAAAGACTTCATTTTTCATCCTTCTTATTTGGTTGTATGTGTATAAGCTTAAGCTAATCATAGTTCTTATTTTAATCCCACCATCCGCTGATGTTCTCTTCCATTATTTTAAATAACAGTTTACGAGAACGTTCTTGGTTGTTTCGGGCGATTTCTATTGCAATGTGGTGATTATCTTTATCTGTTTTGTCAATCAATTCATATTGACGTTTATATTTAGCAAAATAATCAGCTAAATCATCTCGTGTAGTAGTTGATTCCATTGTGAAAAATTTTTCAGTTTTATCAGTTGGAACAAACTCAATATCCAGATCTAGGTAGTCCATATACTCCATCATGTACAAATCCTCTTGTTGGATACGAGCCAAACGAGCACATAACAACATTAATTCAGCATCACGTTGTGCTCTAGTATGCCAATCTCTACCACCAATATATTTGGCTTGTTTTTCTAATTTATGGATTAGTACCTCATAGATAAATGATTGATCCCAATCTCTATCTTTCCAAATAGTTGGAAACCAATTCCATAGATTTTTGATACCGTTGATGAAGTTTATGTGATAGTATCTACCTTCAAACTTCCACCATAATGCAATACTGTTTAATCGCTCTTTCATTGTTTTTATTTTATTTAATCCAATCTTCATAACCTAAATAAATTGCCTCTGAGATACTGATCTTAGGGTCTTGCTTCATGTGTTTGAGGGCTGAGTGAATAATTTCAACTTGCACATTGTTTTCTAATGCCTCCTCTAAAGCTTCCTTAATAACGATAAATTCCTGTTTAATCTTTTCGGAATGGGTCATAGGTATTCTTTTTCTAGTTTAAATGAAGTTCCGTATTGGATATTTTTTACTTGTTCGTCATTCTCAAGCGTTCTAGCATCATCTAAGTCATCACTAAACGCAGGGTATCCTCTTTTCAATCCACAATATACTTGACAATACTCATTTAGCAAGATAAAGGGTTTAACTTTGGGATCTCTAAGTTTTTTATTCAGCAGTATTTCCATTCCCTTTTTTGATATAACAAACGATCTCTGCGGTTGCATAAAACGTTCCGATTAATGATAGACAAATTATTAAAATTGCTACTCCCATATTTTACGTTTAATATAATAACATTTTTTCGCGGAATCAACCTACTTATCTGAAAAATCCATATACAAAACTGTTCCAAAAGACAACCAATCTACTTTTCCAGCACAGTGGTTATATTTAGGATAATCTGGGTTTTCAATTACTTCAAAATAACATCTTTCCTTGAGTTGATCGACCTCTATTAATCGAGCTTTAAACGTAGGAAATACATTACTAGTAACGACTTTACCCATCACTTTTTTCCAATTATGTTTTGTGTAAAAACGAGGCGTTATTTTATTTCGCCCGAACGAATTAATTACTTTTGGTAAATCTAAATCCATAACCTTAATTTCTTGATGTGAATGTATGAAGGGGTTTTTGCTTCTCCAAGTTTTTAATACAACCTTTTAATAAAAGTCATTTTTCTTATCTTTTCTTTTATAGTGAATAAGATGGGCTACTATCCCAACAATAGCTAATGTAACTCCTATTACATGCAGTATGGCTTCTATTTTAAACATTATTCTAATTTCTTTAAAATCCCTTTGAGTGAATGCTCAATTTGGGATTTGATTTCCTCTTCGTATTCGTTGCGAATCTTCTCTAGTTTATTATCAAATATACCACAGAGTTTTTTAAATGCAGCTCTATCTAAATTAACAACGTAATGATAAACGTGATTTGTTAATTCAACTCGGTTATCAATAAGTACTACAAACATTCCCAATTCTTTATTGATAATATATCTTTTATCAGAAAGAGGAGCAATACCTAATGTAGTTTTAGGAAGGCGCATCAATTTTCTACAAACGGAAGCACACATTTGTTCATACTCAACTGTTTCTTTATAAGTAGGAATAACATTTTTACTTCGTCTCCAAATTTGAAACTTTGCTGATATTCGTTTGATAATTCTATTCATTTTATAACCAATTTATTTCATTTGTAACTGGGTCCCATTTAAAACTAAATGGAAGGTTTGCGTAATTATATTGCTCATTTAAAATTGAGGCATTGAAGAAATGAGTATGACCATTGTAATAATAACCATAACCACCATGAATGTGTCCACAAACATGGATTTTAGGTTTAATTAATTCAATTTGCTCTTTTAATAATTCACATCCCAATAATGGAGTATTATAAGGAGCACCTGATGTATCCAAATATGTTTGAGCAGGTCCGTGTGTAACTAAAATATCTGTATCAGTTGGAATAGCATCCCATTTTGCTTTCAATTCATCTCCACTACGAGGTAAATTAAATGCCCAGCTATAGAATTCCGGTTGCCAAGGTGAACCATATACTTTAGCAGTTTTTACATCTACATCGTGCGGATCACCATCTCCAACTGTCATCCATTCATCTTGTAAATAATCAATTGTTTTGTAATTAGTCAAATAACTTTTAACCCACTCAGGTTCATTTTCCATTATTCGATCATGGTTACCAGCAATGAATATTTTTGTATCGTAATTGTTAATTGCTTCAAACCAATTGAAAAACTCAATAGCTTCGGTTTTGTGATAACCCGAGTTCATAAAGTCACCAGCATGGATTAGTAAATCACCTCCAGGTAAGTCAGGAGTAACTTGGTTATGCTTTGTATGTGTATCTGAAATTAGTGTAACCTTCATTTGTTTAGTTTTAAGATAAGAGGAATGCCATTCCACCTAAAATAAGAAAAATACTTACTACAATTGCGATAATTCTTAATTCATCTTTTTTCATTTTTTTCTCTTTTTGGATAAATATATGAAAAGGAAATGCGAAATCCTACCCTTTTAATAATCTTCTATTAGAGCTTTTCATTTCACCTGAAATAACTTTTTTAAGTTCTTCTTCAACTTGTGTATGAATTTTATCAACAACCTCAATCTTATGTTCTACCTCATCAATAGTATGATCAATTTCATGAACATGAGAATAAAGACTGTTCATTTTTTCCTCAATTTGAGAAATTTGGCTTGTTAAACGAGTTGTAAGAATTAGTGCGTAAGCCATCCCAACACATAATACTCCGGTAATAAATAACATCATATATTTTATTTTTTAATTTACAATTTCAGCATCCTGAACGGTTTCACAAATAAGAAAAACATCATTATGTCTTAAAACATGATCTCCCCTTAAGTAATCCCTCCAAGCTTTTAAGTATTCCATATTCAAATTCCCATTTTTATCAGACACATTGTGTATCTTTATTGAGCGAATTATTTTATACCAATTATCGTTGTGTTGATATAGTTGTATCATTCTGATTAATTAATGTTTTAATTCTATTTTTTGCTTTTTCCCCTAAAGGTATAGCATTCCCACCCTCATCAATTTGAACAAATGTAATATTTGTCTTTAATATAAGATCCTGCCTACCAGTATAAACGTTGTGTGCCCTTGCCTCCATATATAGAGTCATTGAACTATTCCCCACTTTAAGTGGACGACCATATATTTTCAACAATTGAGATTCCTTAGCAGGTCTCTCAAAGTTACATTGATCAATTGATACTGTTACCATTCGAGGTGTATCACACAATTGCATTGCATAACCTGCCGCTGAGGCATCTATCCAACTCAATAGTTTCCCACCAAATAAGTTTCCATGAAAACCAAGGTCGGATTTTTTAATTGGATGGGTATTAAGTATTTCCATTTTTAAATAAATTTAATATTTTAGCTCTATAATTTTCAAAATGTGTTAATCCAAACCATTTACCAGCAACTCCTCCAGTTATATAAAACAATATCACAAAAAATTCCCCTTTTAACAAGTAATCAATAGAAAAATAAGTTGCAGCCAACGTCAATAAATTTATAATAACCGTATTCATCATTAACAGGTTTAATTTATTTTCGTAAGTATACTTAATTTCCAGTACTTTACTAATGTTATAAAAAAATTGAAGAAAAAAGATTAATATATATATCACAACTAAATTTAATTTGATAAAGGTGCTTTAATGTGTGGATGGTATTGATAGGTTCCAAGTTGCAAATCCTCAAAGAAACACTTACAATAGACGTCAACCTCAAACCCTTTAAATACTGCTTCCGCATCAATCTCACCTACCCCACATTCACCAGATTCCGTTGGCCAAAACTCCGTATTAATGTTTAAAGTTGGTAACGGCAATAGTTGACGAGTTAATTGCTCTTTTGCTTGTTCAATGTGGTTTGAATACAAATGCACATCACCTAAGTTCCCAATTAATTGGTCCGGAACCATATTCACTGCTTTAGCAATAATTTCCAGCAATAACCCGTAACTTGCAATATTAAATGGTAAACCTAAGAATGTATCTACTGATCGTTGATTCCACATTAAAGAGATTGCTCGTTTAGGTGTGTTAAAATAATCATTGTGAAATTGTTCATCGTTCATCTGCTCTACAAAATATCTTTCCATTCCAGTTTCGTAACAATTAGCTATTACCCAATCTACTTTTTCTTTATGGCTCAACTCCCTCGTATACACTTGAAACCCGTAGTGACAAGGTGGAAGAGTCATTTCATCCAAATCTCCTACGTTCCAAGCATTAACCATTAAACGCCTTGAATCCGGGTTTGCCTTAAGTTCTTTAATTAGATCTGCAATTTGATCTATAGATAAATCTCCGGATATACTTCCGTAATGATAATCAAACTTGCTCCATTTTTTCCATTGTGCTCCATACACAGGGCCTAAATCACCCCATTTTCTAGCAAATTCTTCATCTTTCATTGATTCAATAAATGCTTCCTCCTTTGTAATAAAAGGCCCCCAATCTATTTCCCCATTATGTTTTTCATAATTCTTAATAGCATCACCATTCCAAATATGACACCCATTATCAATCAAAAACTTAATATTTGTATTTCCACTCAAAAACCAAAGCAATTCAGTTGCAATAGTTTTAAATGGCATTTTTTTAGTTGTCAACAACGGAAAACCCAACTTCATGTCGTGTCTGATTTGCCTACCAAATACTGAAATTGTACCCGTACCTGTTCTATCTTGTTTTTCTACTCCATTAATTAAAACATCGTGGAGCAGTTTTAGATAATCTTGTTCTATATTATTCATTTTTTTCTTGTTATAAGTAATCCTATATCCCACACAAAAACGTTAATGCTAATAATAGTTAGAGCGGCATGTGGGTTTCTAGTAAAATATATTGTAGGCCATAGCGATAACTGCTTAAAGTCTTTATCCCAAAGTCGGTGTGTGTAAAATTCTATTTTCATCATTTTTGTATATACGGATTAAAAGGCGTGGGTTGGTCAAGCAAGCTTTAATTATCAATTTTTTCCCTAACCTGTTTACATTTATTATAAGCTTTTTCTACTCGCTCGTAATATTCCATTTGAGGGTACTTAAATTCATATGCTTTTGCTCTTCGCCATAATTCCTCGTAAAATCCTTTTGCATGGGCTTTATATAACAATTCTTCTATAAATTCTTCGTTGGTCATAATCTAAGGTTTAAAAATAAAAACAACTATACATATTTGTTAGACTCTATCGTATGTTACTTTGTTCACTAAATCCTCAAGAGAGGATTGAGCTTCTTCAATATTTCTATTTTCAATAGCTATTAGTATAATTACTAATTCTCTATATAAACGTTCTTTTACTTCCGGTGTCATATTATTCGGGTAATAATCCATTATTTTCAATTGCCATCCAAACTCGTTCTTTCCAAAGACCCAATCTTACGCCACCTAATTTTTCATTTTCATCCATGCCGTTCATCGTGGCTGTGGCTAGAATAACAAGGCAATAAGCTAATAGGTCATCAGCTAGTTCCATGTTTTTTGCCTCTAGAGCTTCATTTGCTTTTCTCCAATAATTCTTAATTCCAAGATCTAAATCTACACTTAACGTTTTTTCTTTTATCATAACCTTTATTTTCTATAATTTAGAAATGTGTCAATTATTAATACTAATGCTACTAAGTGAAGTACTAATCCAATTATTCCTAATATCAAATATAACATAACTTTTATTTTTGCCCTATGAATGTATGAATGGGGATTTAGGAATCCAAATTTATTCCACGTTGTTTTGCTACTTCTTTTACCCTATCAATATCACTTTGGATACTTGATACTTCAATGTATGTTTTAGCTAATTGCTTGAATTCATAATCAGCTAACCCTTGTGTATTGTATTTGAGGAGAGCACCTACTGTTCCGAGTAATGATCCTATTTTTCTTGATTGATCCATTACCATTTCATAAATTTCATTATTCATAACCTTGATTTTAATTATTAATCTTACCTTATAAATGTACGAATCATTCTTCGGGTTTCCAAGTATTTTTATGCTTTTCTTTGCGAAAATATTTCTTTTTGTTTCGATGAGGAGAAGGAACTTTTAGAGCGTCTTTCCACTCATGTATTGTTAGTTCTATTTTCTCCATCTTTTTCATCATGTAGTAAATATACGAAAGGGGTCTAGCCAAGCCAAATCCCTTCGTCATTTAGAATAATTCTAAATTATTATATTTTAAATTGAATCTTCATCGCTAAAGAAGTACAAGCTCATTTCTTTGCGCATAGCATCTTCTAATTCCTCATCGGACATTTGTTCAACATTATCAATATATTGTACAAATTCACCCCAACCTTCATCGTCATCAATAAAAGCCTCAGCATCTACATCTTCGGAATTGAATTGAGACAAATAATCAAGTGCTTTATTGATATCAATTGTGTAAAAATCCCCATATTGATCACTCAATTCTTCATCTTTAACAACATATTTGTTATTAATTTGGTCTTCATTTATACGGGATTGAGTAGTGATTTTATTTTCTACTAGCCACTTGCCTGGGTTGAAGTTATCTGCTTTGGTCATTTTATTTATTTTAGATCGTTTACTTTGAAAGTAATTTGTACGTAATCATCAATAGCTTCTACATCAGTATTAATAGCGTTTGCTATTTTAACAAATGCGTGATTGTCTCCTAAAATATCTCTCCAATTATCATCAGTGAATTCTTCATATCCCATATCATCATCCACAACTGAGAGACTTACGGTACCATCATCTTCAATCCATCCATCATAATCACCACTATTACTTGAAAGATTAACTTCTCCACTTGAATTAACCTTTACCTTAATGCCTGGGATTTTACTGGTGAATTTCTCAGGGGTATATTTTTCAGATGAAGTTACATCATAAGGATTACCTACTTGTTTGATACTGATTAAATTTAAATCAGGACCATATATAGTTTCAAAATAAAGTGTTTCTCCGGTTGATAAAGTTACCTTAGATGTAATTTTTCTTCCTTCCCCCTGTGAAGAACTCATAAATCTTCGAATATCTTCTACAGAACCTAAATTATTCTTAGAGATATAATTACTTACTTCTTTATTAGCAAGTTCTTCAGCTTTAAATGCGTCATCTATAGACATTTCATTTAAGCGAGATTGAGTAGTGATTTTATTTTCTACCAACCATTTACCTGGGTTGAAATTATCTGCTTTTTTCATTTTATTTATTTAATAATACCTGCTTTGTATTTCATTTGGCGAACAAATTCTTCATCTAAATCAGATATTACCTCAAAACCAAGTTGTTTTGCTGATTCTTCTGATTCTGGGCCTATGCCTCCAATACTAAAGTTGTATTCTTCTTCATAGTGATCTTCATCACTTGGATCAAATCCAAATTTATAATCATATATTGTAAAAGGAGGTGTTCCGTCTGTTGGGAAAATTCGGTATTCATTAGTGACTTTTCCATCAGCAGATGCTCCTAATGATTTATATTCAATTTTTCCTTCTTGTTCAAGATAATCAATAGTATTTTTTATACCGTAGATAGAATCTTTAATTGTACCTACTCTAGAGGTATTAGCTGGGAATTTCAAGGCCATTTTATTTGTTTTATGTTGATAAATATTAAATGATTCCTAATTGTTTAGCTCTTCCGTAAGAAACGTAACCGCCGTCTTCATTTGCGGTATTCCAATATTTACGTTTTGTTATAGGTAATTCTTCGTTGATTTCATCAAACGTTCTATAACCTTTAGGATAAGTGTATTCAAACCCAATAGGTGCAATACTTTTATCTAAATCATAGGTAAATACAGTTTTCATTCCATCAGGATGAATTACTTCTTTTGTAAATTTACGTCTTGCTTCAACTGCTTCTTTTACTGGTCTTCCTCTTTTCATTTGTACATTATTATAATTTCACCAAAATATTTATCTAACGTTTGAACTAGATTTTCATAATCACCACTAGTCATTTCTGCATGAACTGTATCCCAATCTGTTTTTGTTTTGAGACATAAATCTCGAGCAATTCCTAATAATACAAAAGCATTACCTTGAGGACCAGTTAAATCAATAGTGATTTTATTTGTTTTCTGTTTTTCCAAGATCATTTTCTACTTGTTTTACGTGTTTACATTTACGTTCTTTTGATCTGTAATAACCCATACAGTTACATGCTAATGCTCCTAATGAATTGTAACGAACTGTATAAAACCCATTACCTGAAGATGATTCGAAACTCCATTCAGTTTTTTTAGGTTCAGTAATTTTAATCTCAGGTTTAATCCAATTGATATCAGCTAATGTTGTTTCAGGATGAACTTCAATCCAAGCAGGAATAATATATTTTTTTCCGTTTGTTGGACAGTTAAATATTGCTGGAGCCATATAAGCATGTTCATAATCATACTTAAAAACACGAACTCCAAATAATTTTCCATACACTGATGGATTTTTAACTGTGAGTTGGGTTGTTGGATTAAACATAATACGTTTTCTAGGATTACCGTATTTGTTAAGTGTTGTAATTTCTAATAATGCCATAACCTTAATTTCTTACCTTGTAAATCTACGAAGGGGCTTTCGCCCCTCCAAGTTTTTATGCAGATTTCTTTTAATCTTCGTATCCTGAAGTTTTCTTCCAGTTGTTTGTTTTTTTAACTGGTTTAGAGGATTTGGAAAATTTGGTTGAACGAATCCACATTTCAAGGGTTTCGATTTTTTGTTTATTGCTTGTTTTACTCATAACTTATGTTTATTTATTAATTACCTTGTCCTACGTAAAGTTTTTTATAATTTGAACCGTTTTTTGCTTTTGATATTTTTGTTTTAGCGTGAACCCCAGGACGTTTTTTTCTTGATTTTTTTAAAAAAGAAGATGTTGATTGTGTTTTTGTTTTTGCAGCCATTTTTATAGAGTTAAAATACTCTCATAAATATGGTGGTTTTATTTATCGTCTGATTTGGATTTACTAACTTTTGTAATAATTTCGCTAATGGTTTTTTGCTTTAATTGTTGAATAGCATCTGCTATTTTACGACAATCTTCATAATACTCTTCACGAATATAAACTGGTAGGTGTTCTTCGAGGGTTTCAGCGAAATGTTTTCTATCTACAGTAATATCATAAATTGAATCTTCAGAAATACAATTTATAGATAAAACATGAATGTGTTTTTTACTAGTAGTCAAATTACTTAATATTTGATCAACAATAGCTTTAGACAATCTAAAATCTTGTTTGTCAACCATTTTAGCAAATTCTTCTACATTATCTACAGTAATGTCAGTGGCCATTTTAGAACAATTTTAAAAAGTCAGTATTTATATTTTTTTCTTTTAATTTAATGAGTTTTTCATCATTTTCCAACATCTTTGTGGCAAGTTTTTCAAGATGATGTTCTTTTTGTTTATCGTAATCCTTAACTAGTTTATCGTGTTTTTTCTTTTTCATAGTCTTGATATAAATTCACTACCATCATCAACTGGTTTAGGGTCGTATAAACCTAATTCTATTAAACGTTGTTGGGTGTAATCATCTACTTCCCAATCAACTTTAGATTCATTTTTAATTAAATGTTCTTCTAAACCTTCTAATTGTTTATTGGTAAATATATCACCTACTGAAAGGAAATAACAATTATAACAAAGCATTTCTAGATTTTCAAGACGATAATGTTGTTTATTTCCATCTTTGAAATGCATTAAAAGAGGCATTTTATAATCTAATAAACGATGTTCATGAAACCCACAGGAATAACATTCCTCTTTCATATAACCCTCTTGTAATAATCTATATTTGATTTTATTTGGATTAAATGAAGATGGATCAATTCTACCTTCAATTAAATCAAGTAATGCAAAGTCTTTTCTTGGATTGCCATTACTGAGGAATTTAGGAATGCCTTTACCACATTGGTTTTTATGTTGCTCAAATAAATTAGGATAACCAGGTTCAGTTGCTTCATACCTTTTAGCCCACATTTTGTAATGAATATAAGAACAATTCAAATAACGTGCTGCTGCTTTATTTGATTGGGTTTTAGCCATAGCAGCTAAAATTAATTCCTTTCCTAGTGGTTTAGCTTTAGGCATTAGTCTTCTAAGTCAATTTCATTAAAACTTCCAACTTCATCATCTTCATCATCCAACAATTCCGCTTTAGAGGAATTTGATATAGATTTTCTAAATTTGATTTCGGCCTCAGCATAGCGGTTATATGTTTCTGGGTCGTCTATTTGGATGGTTTCAATCCAGGTATGGTCTCCTTCACCTTTCATTACTGTAATTGCTCCTTTACGGGAGGAATCTGAGCAGTTAACACAGGTATAGGTGTTTGGAAGGATTTCTAATCGTTTAGGGTTAATTTGCTGTTTACAAACTTTACAATTTCTAACTATCATCTGTTCATTAATTTATTTACAAAATCCCAAAGGTCTTCGGAGGTTTTTAGGTATAATTTAGTAGATGTATCTTCATCTTCGATAAATTCTAGAGGTAATAATTTACCTTTTTCATCGAGTCTTTCAAATACCCACCACAATATAATCATTCCAAGTTTTTCTCCATAATGAAGAAATACCAAGTTTTCAACAATTAAATAGAAGGGTTCTTCATACTCAGTTGTATTTAATTTGATTTTACTTGTGACATAATTTGTTCTTATCCAACATTCATCTAATGTTGTCATTATGTCTATAAAAAGCTCTTTTTCATCAAAATCACTTTTTTTACGACGTTTAATATTCATATTTTTTCCTGGGGATTTCATGCTAAAGATTTTACTGCATACAGTGTTAGGAATGTTTTAAGGTCTAATTGTTTCCTTGATGCAAAGTACTTTGCAGCTTGTAAACGAGAAAATCCTACTGTCCTAGTAATAATTTCCTGTTTTTTATCATTTCGTGAGTAATATCCAATTATCATAATTTATCTATATTAATTCATATTCAATTTCAACATTTGAAAAACCCCAAGTATCAGCATTCCTTGAAAACATTATATGGTCGTGTTCATAATACTTATTAAAATTTTCAACCCAATTCCAAGAATCATTGTAGTGTTGTTTTGAAGGTGAAGAACCATCATTTCCCATTCCTTTATGAGACATATGATACAAAGGAATATCATATATAGGAACTAATCCAAATCCATATAATACTGATTTTTTCTGAGCATTTGTATCAACAAAACAAGCATATAGCATAGGTTCTTCATAACCTCTAATTTTAAACCATAAATTTTTAGTTGCTAATTGAAAATCACCACAACAATTAAAAATACTATAATTATCGTTAGGAGTTACTTTAGTAGGAAAATATCTAGGTTCTGTGGTTTTATCTAAGTATTTTCTATAAGTATTTAGATTATTTAAATTATTAATAACATCATCATACTCAATATCTCTTCTACTAAAAGTATACATATTGTTTTTACTAGATTTACTGATGAAATTATTTAATACTTCTTTTGTAGGAGGAATAATATCAGTAGTAGCTAACACAATCCATTCAGCATCTGTTCTTCTAATTCCTAAATTGAAAGCTAAAACAGTATTACAGACTTGAGCTTTTTCATCATCCATAGTCATCATAGAAGCATATTCTGGAGGGATAGCAAAATGTTTTAAGCGGCCTGTATGAGGGATCATATCTAAAACTTCATAAAGAAAACTATGTGTTGGAGAATTCCAATCAACATATATAACTTCATCAAAAGTTTCCAACATAGTAGTTAAATGTATAGCAAATCTTTCTTTTTCTTTATACCCATCATTTCTTCCAAAAACTACTACTGCTGTTTTCCCGGGTACAACTGAGGGGAGGTTATATTTGTAGATTTCATCTTTATGAAAACAGAAAAAATTACCATTATCTACTATATTGTAAATATAATATTCAAATTCTTCTAATGTTAAAGGCCCAGTACAATCAGTTTTATTATCTAAAGGCGAAACATCATAAATTTCATAATCAAAAGATTTTAAAACATTATAATAATCTTTAATTTCTTCTTTAGATAAAGCCATAAATGCTTCTACCATTAAAACTGGTTTATTTTGCTTTATAAGGGGGGATAATGTTTTTAATACCTCTTTATCATACCCCTCAGTATCCGTTTTTATAAATTTGATTTTATCTAATTCATCTTTATGATTATTTAAAAGATACTCATAAACATTTACTCCCTTAACTTCAACTGGGGTTGTATGAAAATTTTTAACTTCTTCTTTCCTATCAATTCCATCAAAATTCCCACCATTCATTCCATTTCCATAAATTTCTGGGTCGGAATAGTAAAATGTATATGGTTTAGTTTCCTGGGTGGCAGCATAATTAAGAGGAACAATATTTAAATTAGGATTTCTTTCAGAGTTTTCTTTTAATACTGAGAATGTTTTTGGATTTGGTTCAAAAGCTAATACTTTTCCTTTAGGAACACAACTTCCAAATACTATACTAAATCCCCCAACATGGGCTCCAATGTCTAAAACTATAGAATCCTCAGAAATTAATTCTGAAAATTTTTCATGTCTAAATTCAAATGTTTCTTTATTAAATGGCTCATGGAATGATACTTCACCTACCGATTTTATATTATGTGTATTCATTATAACTAATTAAACTGTTACTACTCCTTGTTTTTGAACTACTATAGTGGCACATTTTTGGGCAAATTGAATAGCCTTAGAAATATCTTTAGTTGATAACCATTCTACTACTAATCCTGAAATAAATGTATCACCTGCCCCAGATACATCTTTAATATTAACTTTTTTAACAGGAAATATTTTATCTTGATATTTACACCCTTTATCCGAAAGAGTAATAATTAATTTAGAATCTAAATTTAGGGTTTTAAGAGTATATTCTGTTTTAGCATATTCAACGTGATTAATTTTAATAAAACTAGCATTTAAACACCATTCATCAATAATTTTTTTAGTGTCAATAAAAGTATTTTTATTATTAGAACAAATCCATTCAATATCACTTTCATCTAGAAATCCTTTATCATAATCACTAATAATAATAGCATCAATTGATATTTCATTGTACATATTATTTTTTATACTATGTAATAATTCCTGAGAGATTCGGTCTGCTTTATCATTAGCATCTATTCTAGTAATCATCTGATTAGTTCGTTCATCAACTAATCTAGTTTTAGTAATATGAGTCAAATTTGTTATATGATAAACATTAGTCCCTAATGCTTTTAAATTTGCAACCACATTTCCGGACATTCCCGGGTTTGATGTTTGGGTAGTGGGATTGAATATGGGAACAGGTGCTTCAGGACATAATCTAGTAACAATACCATATTGAAATATATCCTCTCCTGTGTCTCCTATTACTAATATATTTAATTTTTCGAATTCACTTTTAATCATAATATTTTTTTAACTTTTTCAAAACTAATTTTACAATCGGTTTCCCAATTATTTCCATCTCCACTATCCGATATCCATTTAATAGAAGTAAAGGGAATATTAAATTTAGAACAAACTTTTGCTAAGGCAAAACATTCCATATCAAATATACTTACTTTTTGAACCATATCCAAGTAATTTGGAGAATATTTCTCTTTTTGAGACATATCTACAAAATAATCTGTAGTGAAGCAAGTTATTTCTGAATTAGGAGTTATTAATATAGAAGAATCATTTTCAAAAGGAGTTGTTCCATATTCACATAAAGGAGTTCCATCTATATCTTGATATGCTTTACCTACTTTAACAATCTGACCAAATGGAATATTTAATGAGCCACATGAACCTATATTAATAATTTCATCGGGTTGAGTTAAACATATTTGGGTTGCTGTCATAGCAGCATTTATTTTTCCTAATCCGCTAAAAATTATTGGATCCCCATTAATTTCTGTTTCATGGTTGACTTCTAAGGGAGAAGCAACTATATAAACTCTTTTCATTAAATATTATTTAAGATTTTAAGTAGAGTATCAATTTTCTCAGTTTCTAAACTTGGATAATTACCTACATACCAACCAAAGTGATGTACATGATCTACATTTTTAAAATCGTCATGGTTAATGTTATAGTGTTTTTTAAAATAAGGTTGTCTTAATTGATTACCACCACCTGAAAGTCCTCTTCTAAATTCAATTCCATTTTGAGATAAAGTAGATTCAAGTTTATCTCTCATTTCAAATGAAGGTTCCTTTAAAATAATAATAAATGCATAATTACATTGTCCCTCAACTTCTAAATCAGTAATATATTTATTTGAATCTAAACGTTCTATAAAGTATTGAAAATTATTAACTCGATTTAAATTATTTGAATCTAATTTTTTAATTTGGGATAAACCAATTACAGCATTAAGTTCAGTACTTCTAAAATTATGAGCTGGGTTAAGGAAAATAAAATCTTTATTTAAATCCGGATTTTCATCAATAATTTGTTGTCTGAGGGTTTCGTTAGTCATTTCTCTGGTCATTCCATGGGAACGTAATGCTCTACAAATTTGATAAAAATATTCATCATTTGTACAAATCATCCCGCCTTCAATAGTAGACATATGGTGAGCAAAGTAAAAACTAAAATTACTTGCGAATCCATAAGTACCTACTTTTTTATCTTTAAATGTTGTACCATGAGATTCACAAACATCTTCAATTAATAAAATACCTTTTTCTTCGCATAATTGAAGAAGTTCATCTGTTAATCCATTAATACCTAAAACATGTGTTAGGAAAATAGCTTTGGTATCAGGAGTAATTGCTTCTTTTAATTTATCAATATCGAATGATAAATTTTTTAAATTAATATCTACAAATACTGGTTTGAATCCACTAAATATAACTGATGATACATCTGAAATCCAGGTTAGTGGTGGGGTAATGATTTCTCCCTGACCATGGATATAATTTAAAGCTAACATAGTTAATTCATTAGCTGAGGCACCTGAATTAACCATTAAATTGTATTTAGTACCTAACCATTCACCCCATTTGTTTTCAAATTCAGCTACCTTAGGACCATTTGTTAATTTAGGGATTTGTTCTTGATCTAAAAAATCGATTAATGATTTAATATCTTCTTTATCAATATTATCACTCATTAATGGTAAATAAAAATTATTCATATAGTATTACTTTTAATTAATCAACAACAACAGCCCAAACATTATTAGCATAAAATTTAATTTTATCCTTATCAAAAAATTCGGAAACTGCTTTAACTACTCCTGGGTGGAAATAATATAATTCTGGGTTTTGGCGGATAATTTCATGGTTAATAATGGTATTTTCATACACTTGATAAATGTGATTTTGACATATAACAGCACGAGCAATATAATCTTCATTAAGTTCTTCAGGAATAATAGAATTAATAAAATTAATTGCTGCTGGTTCAAAATCATGACCACAAATAATTCCTCCTTTTTTAACTTTAGGTAAAAATGCTTTGATATCTGCATTTACAGCTTCATACAAATGATCAGCATCTATGAAACATATGTCTAAAGAATTATCTTCTATATGTTTTACTGCTTCTAAAGAAGTCATATTATAAGTTGTAATAATATCATCAACTTGTGCTTCTTTAATATTTTCATTAAAAATATCAAAAACAGGTTTATTATCTATATTATTTGTTTGGTGATTTCCACTAGTATTTAAACTTCCCTGGAACCAATCTATAGCTATGTATTTTCCATTTAGCTTTTTTACTAATTTAGCACTCTCAATGGTTGTAGCTCCAATATAGGTTCCAATTTCAGCTACAGTTATATTAGTTTTATTATATTCCTTAATAATCTCTAAAAATCCAGGAATTGGTTGACTAGTTACAATCATGCGTTTTCTATAATTTTTCTTTTTAATTTAATTTTAGTCATTTCTTTGATATTATCAGCTGCTTCTTTACCAAAAAGTTTTTCAATACGAGATAAAAATTTAGGATCAGTATGGTAAATATCATAAGCTTTATCTCTAAATGCAAGAATTTCAGCAGCTGTTAGAGTATCAGTAGGCATTGGTTGAGTATCATAAGCATGAAATGAATAACCAGTATATGAATCTGGAAGTTTATATCCTTTTTCTACTGAGGTTTTATATAATTGACTTCCTGGAAGGGCCATAGCGGCGTATGTATTCCATCCTGATGTGCATAATTCTAAAGATAAATCTAATGTTTTTTGCATTGATTCATGAGTATCACCTGGTAGTCCTACAATGTAGTTGGCCATTACTTCAATATCGGCATTATGTACTTGTTCTATTACTCGAGCAATATCTACATCTTGGAATTTTCCTTTAGATACTTCTAACCTTACATTCCTATCAGCACTTTCAATACCTAAACATAACCATCTAATTCCTGCTTCTCTTACTAATTTTAAACGTTCAGGATCAGTAACAGTATCTACTCGTGAATAAGCCCACATTCTAAGAAATTTACCATATCCTCTATCTCTAATCATTTCACATAAAGGAACATAGTATTTTTTATTTAAAAGAAACATTTCATCTACTATACGAATTGTTTCTACTCCCATTGCTACTAGTTTATCAAATTCTTTAATCATAAATTCAGGAGACCAAAATCTCATTCGACTATAATTGCTAGCAACTCCAATTTCATCATTGTCATCACGATTAATGATATTAATCATACAAAATGAACACCCAAATTGGCACCCTAAAGAAGTTTGTAATGCAGCATATGGGGAACGTTTATTAGGATCATATTCAGCATGCCACATCGGAGCTCTATATAAGTCAAGTGGACGTTCTTTATAAGGTAATAAATCCCAAGCATACCCAGGAAGATCAATATCCATTCTTTCTGTTGGAACTACTTTTTCAGGCGCATTAAATACAATTTCTCCATTTTTTCTCCAAGCAATGCCTTTAATATCTTCTAAATTATCAATATTAATTTCATTTTGAGATAATAAATTTCTTAAAGAATAAACCCCTTCATTCATAAACACAAAATCTATAGAAGGTTCTTCTAAAAGAGATTTTTTAGGTAATGACTGAACATAAGAACCCACATAACCAATAGGAATATTTATTCCTGAGGTTTTAATGTCTGTTGATAGTTTAACAGCTCCACTCATACTAACAGTTCCAGCATTTACGTTTTGACCGTAAACAACAAAACATATTAATTTAGGGTTATAGGTTTTAATTCTTTCAATAACCTCAATATTTTTAATTTGTTCGGCATTTACATCAATAATAGCTACTTTGTGTCCGATAGATCTACAAGATTCTGCTAATAATAAAGCCCATGTTGGCGTTTCAATAGCAGCATAGTTTTTGGATAAATCTTGATAAATTTCCGAGGCGTTACCCGGATTAATAAATAATACGTCTAAATTATGCATCTCTTTCTGATAAAATTGGATTAGTTATTGGCCAGTGAATATTATATTCGGGTGAATTCCATTGGAGTGTAAATTGATCTTCAACATCAGGATAAGTTCCGGAATATGCCCATTTATAATTTACAACAGCTAAATCACTCATTACTAAGAAACTACTTCCAAATCCTGGGGGGATTAGGAGCATTTTTCTGTTTTTAGATGTTAAGGTATCCCAATCCCATTGTTTATATGTTGGTGAATCTGGTCTATTATCTACAACTACATAATATAATTCACCATAATTACAAATCATAAGCTTCCATGATTTTAAATCTCCATGGATTCCTCTTAAAACATGTTTTTTAGATACTGAGGTTTTATCATGGATAAATTCTAATTCTTTTCCAAATATAGAAGTAAATTCGTCTTTTTTCCAAGTAGTATATAATTCTCCTCTAAAATCTTCAAATGAAGATGGAGTATATTCTTTTATTTCAGGGAATATATTTTTTTTCATTTTACAAAAGTAATAATTTTATTTATAATTTTATCTACTGAAAGTCCATTGGTGTTAAGTAAATGATCTCTAGTTCCATTTTCAAAAATAAATTTTGAAGGTAATCCTAAACGAAGAACTCTAATATTAATATCATTATCACAGATACTTTCACATACAGCTGATCCAAATCCTCCATCAAGGGTTTGTTCTTCAAGAGTTACAATATGGGTATAACCTTCTAATACTTCATTAAGCCTAACAGTATTTAGAGGTTTAATTTTCCAAAGATCATAAATATCAATTTGATAAGTTTGGTTTAATTCTTCCCAAACTTTATATGCTCTACCTAACATATAACCACTAGATAAAATTACAACACGTGGTTTTGTAAAATCTGTTTGAATAGATTTTTTAATAGGATAAACAGTATTATCAATATTATATGTATAATCTTCAATTTCTTTAGCGAATGTTCGTTCTAAACGAATATATCTTAAAGCGGGTTTTTCAAGGGTTAATTTAACTAATTCTTGAGTTGATTGAAGATTAGAAGGGGACCAAATTTCGATCCCATTAATAGATCTCATGTATGCAATATCTTCATTTGGTTCGTGAGCGGGACCAGCAGGTGCATAACCTAAAGCTACTCCATTACCTAAAATAGTAATAGGATTATTAGCCATAGCACATGAATATCTAATTTGTTCAAAACAACGTGCTACCCAAGCAGCCATAAAATAAACATAAACTTTCTTTCCAGAATTAGCTAAACCAGCTGCTACATTTATTGCATTTTGTTCTGAAATCCCGGCAGCAATAAATTGATCAGGTAAAGTCTCTCTCCAAATATCTAAAGCTGGAGCTCCCATATCGACTGATATTAAGATGATATCTTTATCAGTTTGGGCTTGTTCGTATAAATCGTTTATAAAAATGTCTCTTTGTGTTTTCATGATAATTCGTTTAATCCATTATTAATATCTTGTTCGCTTTTTGGGATAATAGTGTGATATTCATATTTACCTTCCATATAACTTACACCTTTACCTTTAATAGTATCAAATATAATAGCTTTAGGGTTTTCTGATTGGTGAGTAAATGATGATCGGATGGAATCAAAATTGTGACCATCTACAACTAATGTTTCAAATCCAAATGAACGAAACTTATAAGCTAAAGGTTCTAATTTTAATAATTCTTCTGTAGCTCCTAAAATACCTAATTGGTTTCTATCAATAATAAGAGTCATATTTGTTAAATTATGATGATTAATAAACATCATAGTTTCCCAAACTGCTCCTTCATATAATTCAGCATCCCCTAGTACAACATATACTTTTTTATCTTTGTTAGCCATAGCTACTCCTGCAGCATATCCAATTCCATTTCCTAAACTCCCTCCAACAAAATGGCATCCTGGAATAGATTGATCTGAGTGGAGACGAAGGATTCCTTCAGGGGTACAATATTTATCCAATTCATCTTTAGGATAATATCCTAAATCTGCTAAAATAGGATATACTACTGGTGAACCATGAGCTTTACTAAAAAGGAGAATATCTTTAGTATGATCAAATGGTGTAATTTGGTCATAGTATAAAGATACAATGACATCTACTGTGCTTAAACAACTTGCTAGGTGTCCGTTTCCTGTTCTAGTTTTGAACTTAAAAACTTCTTTCCTAACTGATTTAGCAATTTTTTCTAATTCTTGGTTAGACATTGGGGTTTAAATTATAGGTTAGTAAAATCTTTATTTTTATATTTTTGAATTAATTGATAACCTTGAATCAATTCTTGAATACCATCTTCTAAACTATATTCTGGTTTCCATCCTAGGGATTCTAGTTTTTCATTGGATACCATATAGTTTCTTTGGTCAAAATCTTGTTTAAAATTATTTTCAACAATTACCAAATCCGGAATATATTTTTGAATAGTTTGAGCTAATTCAAGTTTAGTACAATTAGCTTCTGTTAATCCAACATTAAAGGCATTATTATTACATCGTGTATAATTTTCAATCATAAACACAAATGTATTAGCAATATCTCGAATGTGGATATAATTTCTAACAAAATGAGATTCAAATAACACTAAATACCCATCAGTCATTGCTTTATATACGAAATCTTGAACTAATAAATCCATTCTCATTCTATAAGACATACCAAATACAGTAGCTAATCTTAAAACAATTCCATTGCCTGAATCTAGGACTACTTTTTCAGCATCACATTTTGTTTCAGCATATAATGAAAGAGGTTTGAATGAAGATTCTTCAGTAATAATTTCTGTTGAAGAACCATACTGACTATTTGTATTTGGGATGATGATTTTTTGTTCTTTAGTCATCCACTCAGTAATATTTTTTACTTGCTCATAATTAACTTTTACTGTTAATTCAGGTTGAGCTTTACAAGCAGGCATACCTACAATGGCTGCTAATGGAATAATAACATCGTGAGATTCTACTAAAGGTTTTAAAATAGAATTATCAGTTACATCACCTAAAATAAATTTAAAATTTTTATGATAACTAAAAGGTGCTACTGATGTTTGTTTATAGATAAGATTATCTAAAACTGTTACTTGATATTCTTTACCTAATAATACTTCGGTTAAAACGGAGCCCAGGTAACCTGCTCCACCGGTAATTAAAACTTTTTTCATTGTAAAACTTTATTTTAGATAAATATACGTAAGAAAATTAAAACATCCAAGCTTATTTATAAGTTATTTAACTCTATTATCTCATTAAAAAATAAATCTAACTTATCTTTTAAACGATTTTTCTTTACAACTTCACAATTGAAATTAATATATGGTAATCTTTCATAATACATTTCAGGAGTTAATGAATTTATTAGAGAAATTAATTCTTCAATTGAATTAAAACGTAAAATTCCCCTTTCATCATATCCTAAATCTCCAATATTAGAACATCCCCAATATATAGGAAGTGTTTTAGTAGCAAAAGCATCGGCAATTTTTTCTGTATACCAATTTTCAGAGGAAACATTTTCAACACTTACATGAAACATAGTATCTATGAAACATGTTTTTTTAGAATCCCAAATATTATTAGGACGTCCTACCCCTCCATTTTCAAAATCATCTTTATTGAAATCATCTAAAGTATAAAACCATTTTTTAGGAATATTAATTTTATCTTTAATTTTATATATTTCTTGTCTGAATTTATGGCCTTCAACTAGGGTTTTAGCTCCACTCAAAAAACTCACACAAAAAGATTTTTCAGGGTATTCTTCATTAAAAGTTTCAATGTAATTATTTTCAATCATTCCACATCCTCCTTCTCCAACATGGTGAAATAAAATTGAATTTTCACATTTTTCTAAAATTTCTTGATTCCAAGTTAAAATTCCACTAAATAAATGAGAGTTATTAAGTACCCAAGTGTGCATTCCAAAAAATTCATTGGGTTCGTGAAGCATAATGAAATTATAAGGATTAATTTTTAATTGATCTATGCTTTGAGGAATATAATCATAGAAAAAAGTTATAGGTTTATTTAATTTTTTTAAATCTTCATAAACATAACTATCTTCAGGTCTAAAATTAGAAAATATTTTCATATAATTTTTTTATCTTGTAAAAGTTGTATACCTTTATTTATATATTCTTGAAAATTAGATTCAAATTCTTGTCTTTGATTAGGAATATCTTTAGTAGCTATTAAATCTTTATAAGCACTAACCATATTTCGTTGTTTTAAAGGACCAATAGGATATTCAAAAATAGTTTGCCCATTTAAAACATATTGTTGAAAATCAACCCCTTGAGATTTAGCAAATTGAGATATAATCATACCGTATGTATCTCCAGGACCGTAACCTTTCCATTCATCCAAAACAGGAATCATATTTTCATAAAACTCTTTATTATATATGTCAAACCAATTACACCATTTACTATCATTTATTGGTTTTAAAGATAATTCCTTAGATTTATTTTTTAAATCCCATCTAATATCAAATAAATCTATTTGATCCCATTGATTATAGGGAATTGTTAAATATTCATCAGCAACTAAAGAATCCCAAGTTTCATCCCACATTTTATAGTACTGTGGAACTATAACAAAATATTTATTAGAAATTACTTTAGCGGCTTCTATTAAAGAAAATAATAAAGTTTCACTAAAATATATATCAGGACGAAGTTCAATATAATAATCTATAATAGGATTATAACTATTTCTTTGTACATCTAATATTCCAAATAATTCATTTTTTTCAAATATACAAGGTTTATGATTAAAATCATTAAGTAAAATAGACAAATCCTTATATTTTTGAATAAAAAACTCTTTAGGTAATTTACTCTTATCCCAATCTATAATATAATCAGAAAGATTTAAATATGAATCTATATAAATTGAATCTTCTGAGTTAAGATAGTATTTAGATTTTTTAAATTGGAGGAAAGTCATTAAAGCATAGTCTATCTCCCAAGGCATTATATGATATGTAATTTTAATATTAGCCATTATACTTTTAATATTTCAGAAATAGTTTTTGCTTCAATTTTCTCCCCAGGGATAGTAAATACTCTTTTTAGATCATTATATGTTACATATTCTTCTATAGTATCAACTACTTTATTAAGAGTAATAACTTCAGTAATTCCATAAGGTTCTATTTCTTTATTTTTAATTTTTTGTATAATTCCTTTACCTATAAAAACAGGAAATTTTAAAATAACACAGTTTTTATGATTAAGAAGTAAATATGCTTCTGAAAGTTCTTTATAATAGGTATAAAAAGTAGAACGATTCGAATTAGTAGAAACAAAAATAATTTTTGAGTTAGGATTATTTTGGGAACACTGAATTAATTTTTCGTATTCATGAATTTGGGTTTGTTCTTCTTCTCCTGGGAGGGGGTTATAAAGATAAGGAACTTTCCAAGTATGATATATAATAATATCTTCTTCTATGGGAAAATTAGAAAATCTTTCATTCAATTTTTCACCTAATTGACCTCTTCCATTACTTAATCGTATCATATAAATTTAGGATTTTTATCGTATATTTCAAATAAATCAGATGTTTTATCTTTTTCGGATAATATAATATTTTCTTTTTCAATTCCAAAATTAATTTTTAATTCTGGGTCGAAAGGATTGATTGCTCCTTCACAGGAAGCATTTCTTAGAGAAGAACATTTATAACATAAATGAGTATTGTCTTCTAATGAAAGAAATCCTTGAGCAAATCCAGCTGGGGTAAATAGGGTTTCATGAGTAGTATCATTTAGCTCAATAAGAGCATGTTGTTTGTAAGTAGGAGATGATTTTCTTATATCTAAAATTATACCTATCCCTCTTCCACTTACTACTCTTAGTAATTTAGACATTGGATTTGACCACTGAAAGTGAAAACCTCTAAAAACATATTTTTTAGACCGGGAATGATTTTCTTGGGGGAAAGAAATATTAAGCGTTTCCTGAAGAGAATTATTATATGATTCCAAAAAATATCCTCTATCATCAATATAAATTTGAGGAGTGAAAATAATTACATCTCTAAATAAAGGATGGTAGCGTTTTAATTCCATTACCAAATAAAATTAGTTTTATAATATTCTACTATTTCCTTTAAGGATTCAGAAAATACAATTTTTGGATCCCATCCTAAAGCTTTAATTTTAGAATCATTTAAAGCATATCTAACATCCTGACCTAAACGAGAAAATGAAAAATCTACATAATGATCAATATCATGGAAATCTTCCCAATTTACAATCTGGTTAAATTCGGTAATTACTTGTTTTACTGTGTCTATATTTTGTTGTTCAAAACCACCTGCTACATTATAAATTTCCCCTATTTTACCTTTTTCAATTAATGTAATTACAGCTTCAGCAGTATCAGAAGCATGTAGCCAATTTCGATAGGGGGTTCCTTGATTATGAAGTGGAATTTTTTTCCCTAAACCTAATAATTTTACAGATTTAGGAATAAGTTTTTCAACATATTGTCCTATTCCATAATTATTTGTTGGTCGGATAATCATGTAAGGAACATCATATGTTCTACCCCAAGCCATTATTAACATATCAGCTGCTGCTTTTGTAGCTGAGTAGGGGTTAGAAGGTTTTAAAAGATGATTTTCGTCATGTTCTCCTTCCTCAATGTCACCATATACTTCATCTGTACTAAAATGGAGTAAAATAGGTTTTTTTACATTTTCTCCTCTATGATTTTTAATTAATTCAAGTAAATTATGAACTCCATCTATATTTGATTTGATAAATTCAGAACTACTAGCTATTGAATTTCCAACATGGGTTTCAGCGGCTGTGTTAATAATGAAATCACAATCATATAAAAACTTTAAATCATTTATATCACAATGTACAAACGAAAAATTGGGATATTTTTTAAATTCATTTAAAAGTTCTTTATTAGCAGCGTATGTTATTTTATCTACTCCTTTTACATACCAACCTTTATCTAAACATGCTCTAGTTACATAAGATCCTATAAACCCAAGACATCCTGTTACGTATACTACTTTTATCATATTTACCAACTAATTTCCCAATCCTTAAAATCTGCTGCTAAACAGTCAATTTTATAATCTTTACGTCCACCCATTACTTCTTGGATTTGATTTTTAGCTGTGTTACGGATACCATTTAATCCATGTGTTAAAGCTAATGCATTTGGTCCTGATTTTCCACTTCTAACATTTGACTCATTGTGCCAAATGTGAAGATTCATTTGTGATAAAACTACGATTGCTCTAATAGTTTCCGCTGTAATAGGTTCTTTACACTCATTTAAATGTAATTGAATATCATGAACAATGTCTGAGATTTCTTCAGCGTATTCAGTTTTATGATCAGTAATGAAGACTTCTTTTAGTTGGGTAATTGATAAACGATCAATTAATTCACTTAATGTTGGTAAATATTTTCTTTCACTCATAATGTATCGTAATAATTGTTTTGTTTTTCTTGTTTTTCTATTGTTTTTGGGTGGTATAATGAAAATTCTTCCATTTCAGGTAAAATAGTCCATGATTTAAAACCATCTAACCGTTCATGTACTTTGTTAATCCATTTTATTTCAGGTTTATTTTTCCAAATTCTCCATTGATTATCAGGCCAATTAACCCATCCTTGATCATTTACATTCCAGCCCCACTTAGTAATATGTTCATCAGTTAAACCGTTTACTGTATTAACTCGGGGTACTAAGAATACATCACAATCAAAATTTTCCTCTAATACAAATGGTATTACTTCTATTAATTTTTCATGTGGTATTTCATCAGCATCGATTTGAAAGATGTAATCGCCATTACAAAAACTGGTTAATTTGTTTTTCCAGTCAGCAAAATGACGATTAAATTTTCCTTTGTGCCAATGGAATTCTCCATTTTGGGAGTGGGTACGGAGAAAGTTCTCCACTTCGAGGTCACCATTTGCTTCATCAAATAAAATCACAATATTATCTTGTATGCGTTTGTGTTGAAGCAAAAAGTGCACTAAACGCTGAATTTCTTTAAATTCATTACATACTGTGATTGCATAACTTATTTTCATAGGATTTTATTCAGGTAATACTTCAATATACGAAAGAGCATCCATGTATTCACGCTCAGGAAACATTCTTAACGTAGTCATATCCATTCTCCATTCATAAAATTCACCTTTTCGATTAGGAATTGGATATTTTTCCTTTTCTTCCTCTAAAACAGGTACTGCTTTTACAGCTGCCCAACCCCATTGTTCTTTAGAGGGACCGTTAGCAAATACCATTCCTTTTTCATGAACGTTTACCATTGATGGTAACCATACTAATCCATTTTCCTCTTTATAAAGTAAATCTTTATAAAGTTCAGGAAGAACTTCTAATTGTTCTATATAAAACGGTTCATCTTCTTTCATTAAAGAATTAGTTTGATAACCACATCCGTAACAAAATTGAGTTGTTATATCTTGATTTACTACATCAATATAGCATGCATCTGATCCACATTTGGAACAAGTAGTTAAATTATCCATTATTCTACGGGTTTTAATTTAGGTAATTCAATTTTTTTAAGTGAAGGTAATTTTAATTTTACTTCTTTAGGGAATTCAGGAATATATTTAGTTAAATAAATATCAAATAACTCAGCCATTTTTTCCCAATTAAATTCTGTTTTACTTTTATAGGATTGACGTTTAGCATTTTCAGTATATTTCTTATGATTTTCATAAACATCTCTTAAGAAAAAACCTATATGACCTAAATCAGGAGCAAACCATTGAGAATCAGCTAATAAAAATTGATTAGCGGCACTTGGGTGTACATTATTTAATGTACCTCCTACTAAACAATTGAATTCAGGATCTAAAAAATCCATATGACCTGACCAAGCTGAGGTAATAATTGGTTTTTTAATAAGGCTAAATTCGAGTAGCGGGCGACCAAAACCTTCCCCTTTAGTTAAGTTAACCATTGCCTTAACTTTTGGATGATTATAAAGTTCATTTATTTCTTCATCAGAAAATTCTCCATGAAGTAAATAAATATTAGGTAAATTTTTAGAATTTACAGTTTTTCTAATCATTTTAATTTTTCGAAGAATTTCTTCTCTATCAACATATGATGCTCCTACTTGAGAGGCTTTTAAGATTAATGCTGGTTTTTTGGTTTTATTTTTAAAGGTTTCATAAAATGCTTTTACAAGTAAACCAACATTTTTCCTATCTTCACCTAATTCTCCTTGCATCCAATGTCCCACAAACAAATAAGCAAACTCTTCTTTAATATCATTTAAATTAATATTTTTTACTTTAGATGGATCAATAACTTTATAAATATCAGTGTTTGCACCTTCAAAAAGAACTTCTACTGGTTTTTTTAGTTCAATAAATTCTTCTAAATTATTAGTTTCTTTATTTCTTTTTTCAAATTTAGTTTCAACTAATACTTTTTTAGCATGTTCTGAGGAGACAATATTTAAATCCATTCTGTTACAACCTTCAATAAATTCACCTGGACAGACTGTGGTTTCAATTCCTGCTGTAAATCCAATGTTGTATCTTCCTGCTGGCTGGAATTCATTTGGAACTGTAATTTGAGCCCAAATATCTGGTTGTTTTGGGAGTTGATTATTAAGAAGATTTAATTGGTAAAGGGATTCCCATTCAGGATTATCTTTACAAAATCCAAAAGGTGTATTTCCCCATCTTTGGGACATTAATCTTATATCGTATTTATCAGTTTTTATAAGGGCTTTAATCAAATCTCTTGAACGGGCACCATAGCCGCTGTAGGTATCATAAGGACAACTGATTACAAATAGTGGTTTCATTTTAATATAACAATTTATGATTTATAATTCTATCTTCTACTTCATTAACATTAATTAATTCATATTTTTCTCTTGGTTTCCAAGTTTTAAATAATTCATTAAATGCTTCTATTATTCTTTGAGCTTGGTGTTTTGATGTAAATCCAGCTTCATTTCCTGTGGCCCATTCTCTTCCTATATTACCTAAACGTCTACGTTCTTCGTCTCCTAAGTTATATAGTTCTAAGATTTGTTTAGCCGCATCTTCGGGTTCACATCTATCATCCCAAATATAAGGTGTTGGAGGAGAACCTACTAAAGAACGTGAGGTTGGATAAACTGGGAAGGCCCATTCACCATGTTTGCGAATTGTACCTCGGTTATTGGAAGGAAAATCGGCATCAAAATCAATCCATGTTCCATCTTCAAATTCAAAACGCATTTGATCTTGCATACCACCTGTTACATTAGCAATAATTGGTTTTCCACACAAAATAGCTTCTGTTAAACTTAATCCCCATCCTTCATTTGAAGTTAAAAGAATTTGTGCATCGCAACTATTATAAAGGAAATTCATTTGTTCCGTTGTAATCATACCACCTGAAGAGAAAACAACATTATATTGATCTCCATTAAGTAATAATTCCTGGACTGCATTTAAATCAGTACCATGTTCATTGACTATTTCAGTATGAAGAACTAAACAACATTTTTTAGCTTGTTCAATAGGTAATTGGTCTATAAAATGTCTATAAGCCAACATGGTATCAGGAATTTGTTTACGTCTAATATTTCTAGAATTAAATAATAAAACAAATTCATATTCTTTTCCTTGAAATAATTTTTTCTTGAATTCTAATAATTCATGATTATTTTTATCTAAAGGTTTAAAAACATCTGTGTTTAACCCATGAGGAACATATTTAATAATTTTATTTTGGGCTTTTTCTTTTAAAACTAACTTATTAATATTTACTGTTTGTTTTGAAATTCCCATCAATAAATCACAAGCTTCATAAAATGCTTTATTATAATGGGGAGCTGGGTAATCATCCCAAATATTTAAATATGCAATAGGAATATGTTTTCTGATTTCATTCTCAATCATAAACAACCAATCAAAATAACGTGGATCGGTAATTAACATAATTGCATCTGGTTTTTCGGAATCGATTAAATATCTAATCAAATCTGCATTTCCGTATCCTGAAACTGGATAAAGTGTAACTGAGGAATCTTCGATTTTAGCTATATCATTAGTAGAAGGTGATAAATCTAAACGTTTTCCTTCTTCAGGATGTTTAACTGCCCCTCCTACATTTATCCAATTAAAATGATGTGCTGTATGAAGAACAATTTCTCTACCTACAGTAGCTATTCCAGAATGTACTCGAATATCATCACAAATTAGTAGGATTTTTTTTCTTTGATCCCGAGGGATATAATCAAAACTAGTGTTCATGTAACTTTAAATTTAGTTTATTTTTCTATTTCTAGACTGTTGTGGTTATGGATTTTTTTACGAAAATCATCATCGGTAAGATACAAATGAATTGCTCGATCGGCAAGTTTTTGTAGAGAAAATTTATATTTTACACAAGAAATTTTAAAATTTTCAAATAATTCACTTTGTACTTTTACAGAAGTTAGGGTCATATCTTTTTTACTCATAGCTTTTATTATTTTAATATCATATATAAATATATAAAAAGATACTAAAGTATGCCCTTATTGCAAAGTTCTTTATTGTTATTAAAGGGGCAATAGTTGCAATTCCATTTACTAGGATTAGGTTCAAAAGTTTTTTCCTTATAGGAGTTATCGGGATTAAACACACTAGTTATAAAATTTTCTACTAATTGAGATGCTTTATTCAATTTAATTTTTCCACTAGGTGGAGTATAAGCTTGAATTCGGGAAATAGGGAAATCAGAATTTTCTCTAACTTTTCGTTTAACTATAAAGAATTCAACATCAATATTTTCTTCTGGGAAGTTATATTGTTTGGAAAAATATTTTTTATATAAAACAAGTTGAGTTTGTTTTACCTCATCTTTTTTAGTTTTTTCATCCCAACCTCTAGTAGATGTTTTAATATCTAAAATTTTAATCTTATTTGTAGTTTCATTATAAAAAACAACATCTAGATATCCCTTATATATAAGATTTTTATACTCATAATGTGGATGAATAGTAATTGGAACTTCACATCCTATTAAATACCAACCTTTTTTACTAAAATATCGATTTTTTTTCTTCTTTAAATACTTTAGTATTTCCATCCCATCTTCGTAAAATTCAGCTATTTCTTCTGAGTTGCTGAAATGGATATTTTTATTTGATTTGTAATCTTTCAAATAAGTTTCTCGAAGACGTTCCTCAAAATATGATTCTATATCAATTCTATCAGCAGCAGCACCACTTTCTTCATACATAACTGTAAGGTAATGTTGAATAGCTTCATGTAGTGCTGTACCAAAAGTCATATGGATAGATGATTCACTCGTGTAATGTCCTTCTTTATATTGAAGTGCCCATTTACGAGGACAAGAAGAATACATAGATAACTGACTAAAAGAGATTGTTTTTTCAACTGCATAGTTGGTTTCTCTTTGAGGGTATAGTCTAACTTCTTTTACTATAGAGGGTATTTTCTTTTTAGCCAAAACTTATTTTTTCCATTTATCTTTCATTACTAAAGACGCGATAATGCCGTAATTAGAAATGTCTAAAAAACTATCCATCATAGTTTCACCATTAACATAATTAGCACCATCCCGTTTTAATAAATTTTTTAAACGGTTTACTTTATCATTACAACGCAACCAAATCCCGGTTAAGGACAATTTAATATCTTCTGATTCCTCTAAATTGGTACCTAAAGAAATATTACCTAAACCATAATCCATCATTTTTTGAGCAAACAATTCATATTGCTCTTGTTGAGCTTGTTTCCAAGCTTCAGCTAATGTTGGATATGTTTTTTCAAAATCTTTTACTGCTTTTTCTTTACTATGCATAAATTACAAAACTAATTCTTTTAATAACTTTTCACTTTCTTTATCCCCGATCCCTCTTTCAAATAATATTTGTTCAATTCCTGTTTTTCGAAGAATGTAGGTATATTCTTCTGCTTCTCCTAATGAACATTGGAAATGGTCAGCAATATGAATTAATAAAGAATCGGGTGTTCTTTTTTGGGTAGACTTGATGTACTTCAAAAACATCTTTTTTTTAGGAATCATTGATCTGTATGTATTATAAATTGTTTCTTTATCATTCATAGGGAATTTTTGCACAACATTTGTGATATCAATATATCCCTGATACATACTTAGAAACCTATGGATCATGTAAGAATTAAATGATTCTTGTTGATCTTCTGTAAATTCAGACCAAAGTTTTTTCTCATAAGTGATTTGGTTTAACCAATCAAATATGGTAAAAGATGTTTTATTAGTTTTAGGTCTAGCCATTACTGGTTTTTAAATTCTTCTTGTAAATCTTTTGGTAATAAATCTACTAAAATTCTTCCAGTTTTCACATCATAGAAACAAGGGATTGGAATAACTCCATCTTCAGATGTACCTGAAATGAATTTTGATACTCGGCGTAGGATTACTCCTTCAGCAAATACTTGGTTTCCATCTTCGGAAACGATAGATTTTGTGTTTTTAATGTCTATGTTAAGACCCATTTGTTGATTACTCATTTGTTTTTTTTTTCGTTTTTATATTCTATAAAATCATGGATAAATCCAGCAGCTACAATTATATTCATTCCTAATGACATTAATACCTCATGTATATCAGCGTATATAGATGTCATTAAGTGGATATGACCAATAGTCCAAAACGGTATTGAAAGATTGCTAGATACCCAAGATAATGTATACTTTAGGAAATATTTCATTTTAATTCCATTAATCGGGCAATTAAAGCCATACAATTAATTTCTTTATCTAATCTAAAATTAGCTTGATAACTATATTCATTTATGTAAATCGCAACCATTCCTTCATTACCTGTAGCATATTTGGGGGCATTATCATATAAAAAACGATAAAGTTCTTCAAAGTCTTGAACATTAGCATTTGCTATGATTTGGCGTATTCCGTTAAAACTTGGTTTGGGTTGAGATAATTCTTTAACTACTTGATTCATGTAATTAGAAGATACAATTACTGATTTATCTAATTTAATTTCATCTCCATCAACACTCATTTGTAATGTGTTGAGCATTTTACGAATGTCAGGATAAAATTGATTGATAACAGTTTTTAAATCATCTAATCCCATTCCTACTTCTTCCTCCTTAAGAATATCTACAATATGATATGCAATTTCTTGTTTTGAAGGAGGTACAATTTTAAGTACTTGACAACGAGATTGAAGAGGATCGATGATACGTTCAACATAGTTACAAGTTAAAATAAAACGTGTAGTACGGGAAAATGTTTCAATTATGTTTCGGAGGGATGCTTGTGCTTGGATTGTAAGAAAATCTGCTTCATCCAAAATAACAACTTTAATTGATTTAAAAGAAGCTACTGATGCAAAACCTTGAACTTTATCTCTAATAGTTTCAATTCCACGTTCATCGGAGGCATTGATATAAAGGTAATCACAATCTAAATTATTAACAATAAGTTTAGCAAGAGTAGTTTTACCTGTTCCAGCTGGGCCGTAGAAAATAAAATTTTGGATGTCGTTTTGACCTAGATATTGTTGGATGGATTTCTTAATAGTTTCATTACCAACATATGAATCTAGATTTTGTGAGCGGTATTTTTCAACCCAAAGTGTATGTTGTTTTCTATTCATAATCGCCATATATATCAAAACGTTTAGGTGGTTCAGGTTGAATTTCTACTTCTTCTGTGCGTATAACATACAACTTTCCTTGTAAAGGGGCAAGTCTAAATTCTGCTTTTTCACCTGTTTTTTGGAACCATGCCTCTAGGGTTTCAGTGATTGAATTGTAGATTGTTTTATCCTCTACTAATGTCCATCGATCACCTGGAGGAACTCGATTTGCCATAACTTCAAGAAATTCTTGTGTTTCTACTTTCATAACTTAATTTGTTCTTTAAGATACGGCAGTAGATCTTCATAGGGATAATTCAAAACTGATCCATTTACTGCTAATCCAAACCAAATATAACTATCTGGTTGGGCTGGTGTTGGGAGAAAATTAATTGTACTAATAATGTATTTTTTCTCTTTAACTATAATTGGTTTTCCTATAAGATCTACTGCGTCTCTCATCTTTTAAAATTTAAAACATTCCACCCATTCCTCCAAATCCAGCGTCGGAATCTTTATTTTCTTCGGGTTTATCAACAACTACTGCTTCTGTTAGTAAAATAGTACCTGCTACTGAAGCTGCATTTTCAAGGGCTGTTCTTGTTACTTTAGCAGGATCGATAATACCATCTTCTTTCATACTAACAAATTCATCTGTTTTAAGATTATATCCATCCCAATATGTACCATTTTTTATAGTATTAATCACATGGTAAATATATTCTTGTTCGATTCCAGCATTGGTAAGGATCTTTTTCATTGGAGCAGCACATGCGCTATATACAATTTCTGATCCCATATCAATTACATCTAGGGATTCACGAGCATGTAAAAGGGCAACACCTCCACCAGGTACAATACCTTCTTCAAGAGCAGCTTTTGTTGCTTGAAGTGCATCATCTACGCGGTCTTTTTTCTCACGCATTTCAGCTTCAGTAAATCCACCTACGTGTACAATTGCTACACCACCAATAAATTTAGCTAAACGTTCTTGTAATTTTTCTTTTTCGTATGGAGAAGTTGATTTTTCAATTTGTGATTGAAGTTCTTCAATACGAGCAGAAATTTGATCTGCATCTCCTTTACCATCAACAATAGTTGTAGTATCTTTATTTACTGTAACTACTCGAGCTTCACCAAACCAATTCCAATCAAAACGATCTAATTTCATACCTTTTTCAGTACTAAATACTTGACCACCTGTTAGAATAGCAATATCCTCAAGAATTAATTTACGACGATCTCCAAAATCAGGAGCTTTAACAGCAACTACTTTTAAAATACCACGAGCTTTATTTACAATTAAAGTAGCAAGTGCTTCACCTTCAATATCTTCAGCAATAATCAATAATGATTTATTTTGATTTGATACTGCTTCTAATACAGGAAGTAATTCTTTTACTTGAGTGAATTTTTTATCTGCAATCAGTATTAAAGTATCTTGAATACTAGTACTCATACTATTATTATCTGTTACAAAATATGGAGATTTATAACCACGATCAAACTGCATACCTTCTACTGTTTCAAGATATGTTTCACCGTTTTTAGATTCTTCAATAAACACAACTCCTTCACGACCTACTTTTTCCATTGCAGTAGCAATCAATTCACCTACTTCTGGGTCATTATTTGCTGAGATAGTAGCAATTTGTTTTAATTGATCTTCGTTTGAAATGTCTTCTTTAATTTCAGTACGAATAGTATCAATAATTGTTTTAACTGCTTTATCAATACTACGTTTGATTTCAACTGCATTAGCTCCATTATTTAAATAAGTTAAACCTTGTTTAACCATTTCTTGAGCCAACAACGTTGATGTTGTAGTACCATCACCAGCGTGATCTGCTGTTTTAATAGCGGCTTGTTTTACCAATTGAACCCCCAATTCTTCAATTGGATCTTCCAATGAAATTGAACGTGCTACTGTTACTCCATCTTTTGTTGATTGTGGAATACCTTGATTTGCAATAACAACGTTACGTCCATTAGGACCGAGTGTTGCGGTTACTGCGTCTGCTAGTTTATCTACACCAGCTGATAGTTTTTTACGTGCCTCTGGGCCGAATTCTATAACTTTGCTCATATTTAAATTAATTATTTACTTTTCCTAATACTTGATTTTCGGGTCCGATCCAATATTCTTCACCTTCAAATTCTACCTTACTAAAACCCATTGTAGGTAACACTACAACATCTCCAACATTAAGAATTGTTTTAATAAAAGTACCAGTGACTGACCAATAACCTTCTCCAACTGCTACTACTTCAGCAAGTTTGTTTTTTTCATTCCCTAAATCGGGAACAATAATACCTCCATAAGAGGTTTCCTCTGCCTCGATCGGTTTTACGATAACAGCATTGTAAAGTGCTTCTAACTTCATTTTTTGATTTTTAATTTATAACTGTTGATAATATACTAATTAATATTTAAAAAAACAACCTAAGGGCGATAGGTTTTTATTTAATTTTTAAAACTTTTGGTTTAGATTTTTCGGAAATAGGAATAATAATTTCTAACAAACCATTTTCAAGTTTTGCTTCTGCATTACCTAAATCATACTTTGCGGAAATTTTATATCCTAAATCGAATGAACGTCTTGATAGACCTCTATGAATTGTACCAGGATGTAATGTATCATCTTCTTCTGGTTTTTTATAACTGATTTTTAAAATATCTTCTTCGATATTTATTTTTACATCTTCTTTTGTAAGACCTGTACATGCAACTTCAAAGTGAAGTTCATCATCAGTGTAGAAAATGTTTAAGGGGTGGGGTTGTTTTGCCGTTGCGGCTGAAAGGAATCCACTTGTGGGGTGGAAGAAATTGTGAAATAGAATGTCGAATTCATTAAAATTTGTACTCATTTGATTTACATTTTGTGCTGTCCTAAGATCAGCGGGTTAAACGATTAATTAAGCGCCCTTGGGTCGTTTTATTATACATATACTAAATTTCTTTAGATACTAAATAATATGTACTTTTTACTTCATCATTTTCAAATTCCAATTTCATAATACCATCTAAATTAATATGAATAGTACCATGAGCCATATCTTTATTACAATACATGATTTCTTTAATCATATTTGAATTGTAATGTTCTTTAAACTTATCAGGCAAATCATTACTTTCAGCGCCTGGGATGTAAAATGAAACTTTATTAGCATGTTCTACGTTACCTCCGAATTGCATTTCAATTTGAAATTCACCATCTGCATTTTCATATGGTTTAATTACTACGGTTTCACTCTCAGCTAATGCTGATTTAGCTCTAACAATAGCATTAATACTTTCATTATCAAGAGGAGCTTCAATATTCCAAGACATTTCATTTGTTATTTCTCCTGCTTTAGGGATAATCATAGTATCAGCTAAAGCATAATTGAGAGTAAATTGATTATCCGCAATAATGAGTTTAGTAATGTATTTATTTTGTTTTTGGTATTTTAATTCCAAATAACCATTTGTAATAGCAATTAACTTATTCAATTGAGTTGTATTACTAATAGCAATTGTTGAATCTTCAAGTGGCATACCTTTAAATTCAACACATCCAATCATTTCTTTTGTTGGTGCATTAAATTTGATAGTTAAATTTTCATCTTTAATGTCCCATTTAACTGCTTCAATCATACCGTTTAGGTAATATTTTGAAATAACACTTGTTAGGTCTAGTTTATTTATCATTTTAATCGAATGTAAAAAATTTATTAACTTTTTTATTAAAAACAGGCATACCCCAACCTAAATCGCTGTATATTCCTTCTAATTTGTTCTTCATAACGGAATCAAATAATCCATCTCTGTCAATGTATTTTTCAATAAATTCCATAATTTCAGGAGGATCATTATATCCATTAAAACCAATTACGTCAATACGATACGGATTTTCTTTCAGGTATCCAATATACATTTTATCTCCTACTTGAAAAGTTGGATATTTTTTATCTAAGCTTTTAAAACGTAATAAGTCATTGTAGTAAATAGCAGCTTTAGTATTAATAGGACATTTTAAACCAAGTTTTGAAAATATTTCACCTGCTGTAGGACCTGAAGCTATATATTCATTGATTTTCTTTAGTCCAGTAGGTTTCATAATTTGTTCCCAACCAACTGTTCTAAGTGATTCTCTAAATTCAAGTACTTGTTTATCAATGCTACCCTTTTTGGTACCAAACATAATTTCATTCAAAATATGTTCTCCAAATTTTCTAAATAGTGGGGGGAAATTTGATTTCATCAAATCTAAACCCTTCATATCTAATTCATCTGTTGGTACACCTTCTTTATTTACAATATGCATTGCATACCTACGCTTACCTGCGAAATAACCTCGATCAAGTACAACTTCTTGTTTTAACTCAAAATAATGTGGTTCATCGGGGTACTTAACATTAAATAATTCTTGTACTAAAGTATGTAAATTATCATTT